GTGACAAGTGCGAAAGCATATACCAGAGATAATCATGATGAAATAAATATTGCATTCAAAAATAACAATAAATTATTTACATCAGGATCTAAAGCTGTAAGCAAGTGGATTCATCTTAAAGAGATGAAGCTCTACATGTTTATAGCAGTCTGGATTACACAATGTAAAGAATATTGGCCTATGGTCGATTTATTGTGTACTAGAATTAAAGCTTTAGTCAAATCAACAGGTTGGGACTTTACGTTCCAATACTTGAAGGTTTGTCTTCAACTTGTAATTCAAAGTATCAATGGTACTCCTCTCTCGGGGATGTCTTCTCCTAGAGTTAAAAGAGACCATACTGGTTTACCAACTATTATACCTATTCAGCTAAGATTAATCATTCGTGATCGATCTCATACTGACTGGGTAAAAGTAGTTCGGTTAACACTGACGGCTCTCAGTATTTTCAGAGTCTTCTCTACTAAAGTGATTCCTTCACTCGGAACAATTATTGCTCCGTTTGATGGTTTAACTCGAACTTTGAACAAGTCGAGCTTGCACACGGTATTGAAGAAAATGAAAATTAGCATCTGTCCAGGCGAATTCGAAGGATTTATATCCGAGAAAGCTGGGCCGAATGGATCAAAAGCTACGTGGACATCGCATTTAGATGCTTTGGCCTTCTTAGCTAATCCTCATCAACTATATGCTTTTCATGCATTGGCCTTTCGATATAATTCGATAGCATATGCACTTTGGCTTGATATGTTGATTGTGATCATGTTACCTTTCATACCAATTTATTGGTTATGGAAGTTCCCAATGAAATTAGGGAAACTATCAGTAGTCTATGATCAGGCTGGAAAAGCCAGAATTGTAGCTATTACAAACTGGTGGATACAACTTGCACTTAAGCCTTTACATGAATCAATATTCTCATTCTTAAGAAAACTTCCACAAGATGGAACGTTTGATCAAGATGGAGCATTGAAACATTTATTGGCTAAGCGCGATGTTGCTCACAAGTTTTATAGTTTTGATTTATCTGCCGCAACTGACCGGTTACCGATCGATTTACAAGAACAAATACTTCAACTCTTGGGTTATGACTCAAGAAATTGGAGACGTATTTTGGACTTCGGTTGGCACTGGAAAGGCGAACGGGTTAAATACTCCGTTGGTCAACCAATGGGTGCCTATTCTTCTTGGGCTATGCTTGCTCTCACTCATCACGTTATTGTACGTTATGCTGCTTTACAAGCGGGTCTGTCTGGAATTCCTAACTATGTTGTCTTAGGAGACGATATTGTAATAAACCACGATAAGGTGGCTTCCGAGTATCTTTCAATAATGAAAGCACTTGGAGTGTCTATCAATATGTCGAAATCAATTATATCTAAAGATATGGTTGAGTTTGCTAAAAGATGGGCAACACCTGAATATGATCTTAGTCCTTTAGGACCTGGAAATATTCTAGTGACATTACGAGAACCGTACTTCTTAGGAACATTAGTTTCCGAAGCAAAAAGAAAAGGTTTCTTTCATGATTCTAATACCCTTAGAGCTGTGATCGACTCACTTCCTGAGAAATATTTTTCTAAGGAAATGAGTGTCGCACTTTGGGCGGCTATTGGGATTCCTGAGAAACCACATCTTTTCGCCAGTGGGGCGGTTGTTACACCGTCGTTCTGGTACGCTTTTGAAAGAGGGATTTCACAGGCTCATCGAGACTTATCGCTCTATAAAGCGTTATTAACACTTATTAGAGAGAAAGAATCCAATGCCTTGTTGAGTATTTTAGCTGCAGAGGAGAAATTTGATACCAATTGGTTCAAAGCTTCTTCTTGCGTGACTAAAGACCCTAGCCTTCGCTTGCTCGAGCGATATTTTAGAGTGTTTTCTCCATCCTATTGGCTTTATAGTATTTCTTTTCCGAAAGATTACAACAAAGCTCTTGAAGATGTTCAGACATTACAGGAATTTCCTGATAGTGGTATGGTAATAGGAAACATATCTAAACTCGTTTCACGGGATGCTACTCTTGATGGTAGATCCATTGATTGGAGAGACCGTTTAGTGGTAAAAGATCAATCCAGAAGTATAAAATTATTGGAGAAATTGTTCCTTCAATATCTTAATTCTACTGGAGAGATTTTTTACAGACTAAGCCGGTATANGATAGGTCATATCCCCATATTCTTCACAGTCAGGTATAAACATGGTGCCTTGTTAACTCAAGATACATCCTCTGTTGAACAACCTGGTCGGGTTAGATACCTACTAAAAGTAATCTGGACGGGTGTCATACACTTTAAAAATGGACATAAT